ACACTGCAGTAGGTGCGGACTGGGTAGCAGCAATTTACGAAGGCGCACGACAAATTTCTACAGATAGCAATTATTTGCCTACGCATATGTTCGTTACGCCTGCCAGCTGGAAAGCTTTGGCAAGTTCGGTAGATGACCAAAACCGCCCAGTGTTTCCATTTGTAGGCGCACCAAACCTTATGGGTCAAAACGCTGCAGGTAATTCTTCTGCTACAAGTTGGAACGGCAACCCGCTAGGCCTTGTGCTTGTAGTTGACCGACACGCCCCAGGTTCGTTTATGGGCCACGCAGCCGGACCAGCTGCAGGCTTCGAGTTTTACGAACAGCAAAAAGGCGCAATTAGCGTTGAAGTACCTGCAACATTAGGCCGCACTATTGCGTTTAGAGGTTACGCAGCCGGGTTTATGGCTGACGCTACTAAGTTCGTTAAGTTCGTCTAATAGCCGAAAGGTAGGCCAGCTATGGCCGTCTATTCGGTCAAACAAAAATATTTAACCGATAACTACGCAGTAATCGTTTTACTTACTAACGCTGACCCGTTAGAAGTAGGGCAAAGCGTAACTATCGCAAGTGTTGACGCAACTTTTAACGGTACATATACCGTATTTGCTTTACCGCAATATTATTTTACAGGCGTAGACGAAGAAGGTTTTTTACTCTACGACATTGAACTACCTATTGCTAATCAGGTGCTTTACGCTAAAACAGCTGACAACGTAAACATAGTGGCCGCAAGCGGCACACTGACCACTACGCCGGTTTGTACGTGGATTACAGCGCAACAAATAGAAGACTGGTTAGGTATCGGTACAGCTACTGCAGCAGATACAGCATTTTTAACTACTTGCGCTTTGGCTGCTAATAGTTTTGCGTATCGTCGAAGGCAGGAAGCAGGATATAAAAACGAAAGCCTTACTACCGTGCCTAACGGTTCGGTAAGTCTGGGTACTGTTATGTATGGTGGGGCGCTTTACCGTCAACGCGGCGGCGTAACAGACTTTGCTAGTTTTGACGGTTTAGGTACAGGTAACACTATGGGTTTATCACCAATGATTAAACAGCTGTTAGGCGTGGATAGGCCAGCGGTTGCGTAATGCCCCAAAACTTTACAGACTTATTTAATACGGCTTTAACTAACTTAACTACAACACTTGAAGGCGTTACAGGCCTACAGGTAGTAAACGACCCGCGTAACCTTGTCCCGCCGTGCGCTTTTATAGACGCGCCCAGCTTTGAAGCGTTTAACGCAAACATAGTAAAAATGCTGTTCCCAGTACGCGTAATAACGTTAGGACCAGGCAACCTAGACGCGCAACGCAGCCTATTAAACCTGGCTAGCAAAGTGTTAGGCGCAAACGTAGGCGTAACAGACGGCAGGCCTACAGAAGCATTAGTAGGCGGCGTGGCTTATCCCGCCTATGATTTGACTATAACAATGCAAGCACAAACCCAGTAAAGGCACGATATGGCACAATACATAGTTACTAGTGATAGGTTCGCTAATTGTAAACGCGGCGATATTTTGAACGGCAACGATTTAGAAGCAGCTGGAATAAATATTGACGTGCTTATAGATAGCGGGCATATATCCACATATACGCCTAAGAAATCTGCTAAAACTAAAGATACAGAAACAGACAAGGACTAACCCATTATGGCAACTACCGTTTATCTCTCAAACCCAGCTTTAACTATTAACAGCGTTAACCTTACAGACCAGGCCACTAGCGCAGTTTTGACGTTTACGCAAGAGCAGTTAGAAACTACTGCGTTTGGTGATACTGCACGCAAGTTTGGCGGTTCGTCTATTACGTCGCTACAAAATAACACGTTTGAAGTAACGCTTTATCAAAGCTATGCAGCGTCAGAAACAGAAGCCACCATTTATGGCCTTGTAGGTATTCAGACAACTATTACAGTTTCGCCTACTGCAGCAGGTTTAGTTACGCCTGCAGCTGACGCGCCTAAATATACTTTGACCGGCGCATATCTCGAAAGCCATACGCCTATTAACGCTTCTCTAGGTGAACTAAGCACTATTACGCTTACGTTTACAGGTGGCACATTAGCTAAAGCTGTTTCGTGATGACGCGGCTTTGGCCGCTGAGAATTAACAAAAAACAAGCCGCGTTTAATAAACGCCGTACCGAGAAAGGCAAGTAATGCAATTAACACTAAAAGCCGTATTTAACGACGGCACAGAATACGAAGTACAAACAAACCTAATGACGCTGGTCGCGTGGGAAAGAAAATATAAACGCAAAGCGTCAGATATGGCGGCAGGCATAGGCGTAGAAGATTTAGCGTATATGTGCTACGAAGCTAGCCGGTTAAACAAAATTACAGTGCCAGCAAACCTAGATTTATTTATCGGCAGTTTAAAAAACATTGAAGTAGTTGAGCAGCACGACCCAAAAGCAGACCCGGAAGCTTAAGGTATGTAATGGCCGAAATACTAGTAGCTACTGGTTATTGGCCTAATGACGTACCCTACGAACTAGGCGACGTGTACGCGGTAATAGAAATTTTAAACAAAAGAAATAAAACGTATGTCTAACCCAAAACTTGTTTTACAAATTGAAGGCATAAAAGAAACGCTTGCCGAACTAAACAAATACGACAAGGTTTACAGGCGACAAGTAACCAAAGACATTAAAGGCGCGGGTGCGCCAATTATTAACACTGCCAGGCAACTTATAGGCGACGTACCGCCGCTATCCGGTATGGCACGCGGCAAACTTATTAAAGGCCGCGAAGTGTATTGGTCTAACAAAACTGCTAAAGCTGGGTTAAAAATTAAAGTAGGCAGGCGCGCTAGTCGAGGCGGCACGGTGCAGTTTAAAGATAACTTTGACGCCGAAACTAACCCGCGCGAAAGCCATAGCGTTACGTTTAAAGCCAGGCCCTATCAACTTATGGTGGCACAGCAAACAGACGCTGCAGGCGCTATCTATGACCACGCTGGCATTAAAACTAAAGGGCAGTTTGTAACTAACTTAAACGTAGAAGTAGGCAACCAGCCACGCGCTATAGACCCAGCTGTACAACAGCATAGAGAAACGGTGCAATTTGCGGTTAAAAAAATTGTAGACGAAGTAGCTAAAACGTTAAACAAAAAATTAAAGGTTCGTTATGGCAATTAACATACCGATTACTTCAACGTTTGACGACAGCGGTTTAAACAAAGCACAAAAGGCTTTAGCCGGTATCGGCGGCCCAGCTAACAAATTAGGCGACATATTAAAAGCTTCTGTAGTACCTGGCCTTATTGCTGCAGCCGGTTCAATGCTTGTATTTACAAAAGGTTTAATGCCAGCTATTCAAGCTGCTAGCGATTTACAAGAAAACACAAGCAAAATAAAAGTAATTTTTGGCGACGCTGGCAAAGCCGTTACAGATTTTGCTAAAACTGCGGCTAGAGAAATTGGGCAAAGTCAAAACCAAGTTTTAGCGGCTGCCGGTACTTTCGGTACTTTTGGTAAAGCAGCTGGTTTAGCGGGCGACCAGTTAGCTACGTTTACAACCGATTTTATTACTTTGTCTGCAGATTTAGCGTCGTTTAATAACACAACCCCAGACGAAGCTATTAACGCTATTGGTTCAGCGCTTCGAGGTGAAGCCGAACCGTTACGCAAATTTGGCGTATTGCTTAACGACGCAACACTAAAAAGCGCTGCGTTAGAGCTAGGCATATATTCTGGCAGCGGTGCGCTAACAGCGCAACAAAAAATCTTAGCTGCACAAAAAGTTATTTACGAACAAACAGGCGACGCGCAAGGCGACTTCGAGCGAACTTCAGACGGCCTAGCTAACCAGCAAAGAATTTTAAGCGCACAATTTGAAAACGTTAAAACCAAAATAGGCGAAGCGTTACTACCAGCTTTTCAAACTTTAATAACATTTTTAAATAACGAAGTTTTACCAGCTGTAGACCGTGTAGTAACCGCTTTTGGTGAACAAGGTTTAGGTGCAGGGCTGCGTCAAGCAGTAGCCGAAACGGGTTCAGCCGGTAAGGGTTTAGTTTCGGCGTTTAAATTTATTGCTGTTAACGCTGCAAAAATGGCAAACGTTGTTTATAAGTCAGTTCAAGTACTTATAGCGCAATTTCAATTGGTTACAGGTCAACCGTTAGACGCCATAAAAACTATGGGTAAAGTGTTTGACACTTTCATAGACATAGGCGCACTAGAACAAAGCTTTGATACTTTTGCTTACAAAGTAAGCGTATTGCAAGGCGCAGTACTTAGTCAAAACCAAACAATTTTAGAAGCCGAAGAACGTCTAGACAAATTTGGGCAAAAAGCTAAAAAAGTTGCCGAAACATTAACAGACGGCGACGACCCTAAAGCGTTAACAGGCGCTGCAAAGAAAGTAAGCGAAGCCGTCAAAGAAGCAGCTAAAGCTTTAGATAAAGAAATGGGCAACGCGTTAGACGGCGCTAAAGACCGGCTTAAAAAAGCGCAAGACGAATTTAACAATTTTAGTAAGTCTGTTTCTGACGTCATTAGTAACGCGCTTAATTTTGGGCAAGCATTTGAAGAAGGCGGCGAAGACGCAGGTTTAACGTTTTTTAGCGCGCTACAAAAACAAGCAGATAAAACTAAAGAATTTGCTGGCCTAGTCGAGCAGTTGTTAGCAGCTGGTTTAAGTAGTGAAGCTTTGCAACAGGTTATTGACGCTGGCATAGATAGCGGAAGTCAAATAGCAAAAGAACTTTTAGCGTCTAGCGAAAACGTGTTACGGGCTAACAAACTTGTAGAAGAAGTTAACGCTATTGCTCAACGTATTGGCGAAGTATCGGCAAACAATTTTTACGCGGCAGGCGTTTCTAACGCCCAAGCTTATTTGCGCGGCGTCGAAGAAGCTATAGCTAAAGCGCAAACGCGTTTAGGTGCTAAAGGTTTAAAGCTGGCTGACGTTAAAGGTATTGGTGCTGGGTTTAACGACGCTATAAATATGCCTTCTATTGTTGCGCCTACTATGCCGGCGCTTTTACCGCGCGAAGAATTAGACCAGCGGCGCGGTATAGGTGCTACAACTATTAACGTTACGGGCGGTTTGGCAACGACTGCAGAAGTAGCAGTAGCGGTTAATAATGCTTTGCTGGCTTATAACCGTTTGGCTGGACCTTCACAATTTCAAGTTGCGTCGTAATGGCTGGGGTAGCGGTTGTAGGTTCAGGTAATTACGAACTGTTCGTAGATACAGGTTTTTTACAAGACGCATTTATTTTAGACGCAAACCCGCAAGGCGTTTTAAATAATACGCAATACGTTTTAGACGGTTCTACAAATTTTGCACCGGTTTTAGAAGGCTGCGTAAACGTAAACGTAAGGCGCGGCAGACGCGACCAAGGCGACCAGTTCGGTACGGGCACTATGACTTTTACGCTTAGCGATACGTCAGGTATTTTTAATCCGTTTGATGAACTTAGTCCGTTTTTTGACCCTGCTACGGCCCAGCCTGGTCTAGCGCCTATGCGTAAAGTCGAGTTAGTCCGGTACGACAATTTAAATAACGCAGAATATCTTTTTAAAGGCTACATAGTTAACTATGACTACAATTTTGCTTTAGGTGGCATAGATACGGTAACGGTTTTTTGTGCAGACGATTTTTATTTATTAAGCCAAACCGTATTAGATGAATTTAACGTAAGCGAAGAATTAACTAACGAACGTTTAGAAGCAATTTTAGATTTACCAGAAGTTAACTTCCCAGCAGGCCAGCGCGCTATTACTACAGGTACGCAAACGTTAGGCGGCGCTGCAGCGTTTACCGTTAGCCAGGGCACAAACGTTTTAAGTTATTGCACTGAAATAAACGACGCCGAGCAAGGCCGCCTATTTATGTCGCGCGACGGTTTACTAACGTTTCAACCAAGGCTAGGAAATACGCTTAGCGGGTCTGTAGCAGATTTTCACGACGACGGCACAAACTTACCTTTTAACCAGCTAGGTATTAGCTTTGAAGCTGACCAAGTAGTTAACCGTGCTGTAGTGCAAATTTTAGGTAGCAATAACCCGCAAACGGCAGACGACGCAGCCAGCCAAGCCAAATATTTTATACAAACCCAAAGCATTACAAACAGCCTTTTACATAACGACACTGCAGCCGCAACGCTGGCTAGTTATCTGCTTGAAGGCGAACCAGAACCGCGTTATACGTCTGTAGGTACGGCGTTTAATATGTTGACTACAGCCCAGCGGGATACGGTAGCGATAATAGATATAGGCGACACAATAACAATAGAAAAGACTTTTACTAGCGGCGCTGGCACTACAGAACTAGCGCAAGAACTAAGTATCGAAGGCGTAGAACATACGTTAAATATTGGCGACGGCCATAAAATATTGCTGTTTACTAGCCCTACAACTATTGTTTATGAACTAATTTTGAATGACGCTATTTTTGGCATACTAGACGCAGACAACGTTTTAGGATAAAGTAAGGACACTATGACTACGCCGTTTCCATTTGTAGCTTCGACTGTTTTAACAGCGCAGCAATTAAACGACATACAAAATTTGCCTATATCGGACAAGACCGCTAGCTACGTTTTAATTGCAGGCGACGAAACTAAGCGCACAATGATGAATAGCGCTAGCGCTACGACAATTACAGTTAATAACAGTATTTTTACTGTTGGCGATGTTATTCAGGTCGCTAACAAAGGTGCAGGCACTTGCACTATTACTGCGGGTGCGGGCGTAACTATTAACACAAGCGGTTCGCTTGCTTTGGCGCAATATGGGGGCGGCTATTTACTTGCATTGTCGGCGTCAACTTTTACTTTTTTTAACTTAGGGGGCGGCGCCCCAGGTTCAACTATTGACTACCTTGTTATTGCGGGCGGCGGCGGCGGCGGCACTTCCGATTTATCAACTTTTTTCGGCGGCGGCGGCGGTGCTGGTGGTTATCGTTGCAGCGTTACAGGTGAAACTACTGGCGGCGGCGGCGCAGCAGAAACGCCGTTAAAAGTAAAACTTGGCGATAATTTTTATGTGCAAGTAGGTGCGGGCGGCGCAGCAAATACAGCGGGCAGCATTTCTATTTTTAGTTCTATTGCTTCGCAGGGCGGCGGTCGCGGCGGTGGCACAACGGGCGCAGCGTCAAATGGCGGTTCGGGCGGCGGCGGTAAAGGTGCAAGCGGTGCGGCAGGCACAGCGGTAACTAATCCCGTGCAAGGTTTTGCAGGCGGTGCAGGTAACGCAAGCGCCCAAGCAGGCGGCGGCGGTGGTGCAGGTGCTGTAGGCGTTGCAGGCGGCGCAGGTGTGGGCGGTAATGGCGGCGCAGGAATTATTTCAAGCATTACGGGCAGCGCAGTCCAGCGCGGCGGCGGCGGCGCGGGCGCAGCTTCGAGCACGGGCGGCGCAGGCGGCGGCGGAAATCCAAAAACGGCAGGCACAGCAAATCTTGGCGGCGGCGGTGGCGGCGGCGATAACACAGGCGGACCGGGTGCAGGCGGTAGCGGCGTAGTAATTTTGCGATACGCAGACACGCTAACAATAACTATCGGTAGCGGTTTAACAGGCACGGAAAGCGCAGCAAGCGGCGGCTACAAACGCGCAACAATTACCGCCGGTTCGGGTTTTGTTAGTTGGGCATAATGGCAACTTATTGGGCTGAACTTAATGCAGACAATGTAGTTACGCAAGTTATTACAGGCGTAGATGACGCAACTATTGAAGGCATACCAACAGGCGAATGGTATTCAATTTTTTTAGGTAAACCGTGCGTAGAAACTTGGATAGACCGCAAGGACAAAACCTACGCAGGTCTTGGCTACACATACAGTTACACAACACAAGATTTTACGCCGCCAATAGATAAGCAGTAATGTTATGCGTTACGGGTTATTTGCGCTGATACTTATGTTGACGGCTTGCGAAACTACACGCGACAACACAATTACGGTTAAATCAAAGGTTAAAAATTCTGCATTTAATACTTGTTATGTGCCTGACCGTTGCGGGATAACGCCGTGAAACGTTACCGATACAGCCCAGACGAACTACACGCGCGCTTAATCGTTACGGTAGGCGTACTGCTAGGTTTGGTTTTTAGCGTCATTGTTGTAGGTATGGTTTACGGCTTATTGTTTGTAAGCCAGCCAATAGAACAAAGCCCAAACGACGCGGCTTTTATAGATTTGATGTCAACTATCGTAGTTTTTTTGACCGGCACATTATCGGGCCTGGTCGCGTCTAACGGTATTAAAAGTAAACGTAACGAATATTTAGACGAAGATGACTAGACCGTATACAGTTGCTAAAGCGCCGGTAGCTAGTCGAGCTTTGGCAGGTAATGACGAATTTATACGGCAGGTAGTTAAACGGTCTATGGGTTCGCTTTGGAATAATGGCAGTTTTATAATTAGGGATATTCGGACAAAGCCCGGCCAGTTATCTAATCACGCGCGCGGGCTGGCTACAGATTTTAGCTACCGTAAAATGACTGACAAAGGTTTAGTAGACGGGCGCAAAATTGCTATGCCGTTTATATACAAACTGTTAGAAAATGCAGACGTTTTACAAATAGAATTAGTAATCGACTATTACGAAAACAGAAGCTGGAAATGTGATAGGGGTACTTGGATTAAAGGTAAGTGGTCCGGCGGCGACTGGTTTCATATTGAGATATCCCCAGCTATGGCTAACGACGCAAACCTAGTAAAACAGGCGTTTCAGCAAGTGTTTAAGGATATGCCACAAACCGTTTAGCGTTTAGGTTAAGGTTTGTTTAACCCCTTACCGAGAAAGTTAGGCCTATATGACCCTTATTAGCAAAGCTGTTATTTCAGCGTTAGTAGCGATTACTTCACTGTTTATATTAAAGCCGCCGCCCGCACCTACAGCCAGCGACTTACAGACGCCGTTTACAAGCGTTTACGAAGCATACGAAGCACCTATAGACATACCAGCGCCTACGACATCTACGACGCTTGTAACGCCTGCAATTGACCTATGCGAACAGGTATTCGATATGGCTAAATACATAGGCTGGCCAGACCACGAACTAGGCAAACTGATAGCAGTAGCGCAACGCGAAAGCCGTTGCCAACCAGACGCGTTTAATCCGCGCGACCCTAACGGCGGTTCAGCTGGGGTAATGCAAATAAACTATTTTTGGTGCAAACCTTCGCAATATTGGCCTACCGGCTATTTACAAGCGCACGGCCTACTTACAGACTGCAGCGAACTATTTGATTTAGAAACTAATTTGCGTAGCGCATTAGCTATTTATCGCTATAGCGACGGGTGGCGCGCGTGGTCAATATAAAACACTTTATAGTTGCGCTGCTACTTACTGCGTACACGGCTTTGATATGGTACGTTAAACCGACTAACAGAAAGAACCGAGAAAATGAACGAAAACGTAAACGACAAACTTCAAAAACTATTTGACGCAGACAAAGCGCAACTAAAAGCGCTAGCACAAGTCATAAACGAAATAAACAAAGGCAACGTACCTTTACGCGAACCTAGCGAACTTGTAACCAGCCGCAATATTCGAAACCTACAAAACTGGGCTAGTGAATATACGTTTGATGACGGCGATTTAGTACAAGATTTAAAGTCTGCAATTATTGAACTAAAATATTTAATGGCGGTTATTAAAGGTTTACGCGAACAGGTACAGCATTTAGAAAGCGAAAACGCACGTTTAGAACGATTGGCCGCTAATGCAAACTAACGAACTTGGCCAGCCTGTTATCCAGCTAACGCAAGACGACTATAAAAACTGTTACGTAATTATGGGCCTTATTCAACTCGATATAAAAAACCGTAACGCTAAAATAACGTACACGGCTGAACCGTTATTAGCTGAAGCTAGAAGTTTGTGCGGGCTTTTAGGTGAACAGGCTGTATCTAACTATTTTGGTTGCCCAAACGTATATAAACCATACGACCCAAAAGCGCACGACGTTTTAGGTTATGAAGTGCGGGCAACTTACCACGAAAACGGCTGTTTATTAACGCACGACCCAGACGACGAAAACTACGGCGATAAACCAGGCCGTTACATATTTGTAACGATTAACCAAAAAACTTTAACTGCAACTATTCGCGGTTACTCGACCCTTGCGCGCTGTAACGAACGCGCCGATAATTATCAAACCAGTTGGCGTTATCCGTGTTTTGCTATGCCACAAAATCAGTTATGGCCTATAGATATGTTGCCGGCTACAGACGAACTTTTAGCGTTTAAACAAACAAAGGCGGTTGCGTAATGGGTTTTAGTTTAGATAATTACGTAGACGTAGCTACACGTTTACAGTTAGCGTTTGCAAAATACCCAGATTTACGCATACAAGAAACAGCGCGTGAAGTTATAGAAATGCCAGACAAAAGCTGTTTTATTCGTTGCACTGTTACGGTATGGCGCGACGCAAACGACCCGATACCGGCAGTAGCTACAGCTTGCGAAATATACCCAGGCCGTACGCCGTACACAAAGACCAGCGAAAACGAAGTAGGTTTTACGTCTGCTCTAGGGCGCGCTTTGGGCTATATGGGTTTTGCTATTAACAAAAGTATTGCTAGTCGTGATGAGGTAGAAGCAGCGCAAAGCAGGCAACCTACAGCCCGTTTAGCGTCTGTAACGCCTATAAATGATGTTGAAGTACCTTTCCCAGAGGAAGGTCCTGCAAAGGTTTATCCGTCTACTAAACAGCTGGGGCTTATGCGCGGTTTGGCTAATGGTAAAGGTATTAAAGGCGACGACCTTAAAGCTTATTGCTGTAATGTTTTGGGCCGCACGATTAACAGCACAAACGATTTAACTAAGCAAGATATCTCGAAGGTAATAGACGCGTTACAAGTAACAGGCGAACTAGAAAACTAATTACGGGCACATAGACCTAAGCCGGTTGCGCGGCGGTTGGTATAAAACGCGGTAACGCGGGTAGAAGGCGCTGTAGTGATACAGGGTCTGGCTAATGAATAAAGTTATGGGTGCTGCGTGAGGCTAAGCAGCGGGGGGCTTATCTGCATTATGGTTTACAAACACAAACAAACTATGAACGTAACAAAACAAATAACCTGGCTGCGCCCGTCAACCTGCATAACTAACCACCTATTGAAAGCAAGCGCGTTAGCGCGCGCTAGCAAGCGAAGCGCCTAATGCCTAAACGTAAACAAACCCATAACCAAAGCCAGCTAACAAAACGCACACTAAACCAAACAGCACGAAGTCAAACCCAATACAAAACAAACAGACGTTTACTATTAAAAGATAAGCCGCTATGTCATTGGTGCAATAGTCGAGAAGCCACAACAGCAGACCATTTAATAGAAGTAGACCGCTGGCCCAAAGACCAGCTAGGCGTCAACGGACTAGACAACTTAGTACCGGCCTGCAAACCCTGCAACAGTTCA